TTGTTACAAATGTTTTTTGATTTGTCACTACGTCATCGCTCATGGAAAATCTACTAAATATGTTTCCGCCATTGGTTATTGTTGGCGCCGCCTCTGCTGCAGCAAACATCTGGTTTGCCATTATCTGTGCTTGTGCTTGAATAAATGCTTGCGTTGAAGCATCATTAGGGTCCGGTGGAAATCCAGGCGGCCGGTCGACTTCAATATTGTTCGCATTGTTTTGTCTTTGACTTATTACAGAATATGTTGGTAATATTGATCGAGCTGCCATATTAATTTATTATTGAGAGTTTTGCATTGGAGAATTGGGTGCAGTAGATACAGTTACTTTTTTAACCGTAATGTTAACGGTTGCGCGGCCACCGGTTTCGTTTCCAATAACAGTAAGTGTTGCAGTAACGTCGGATATTAGTTGTTGTTTAGCTACAATGTCAAAAGTAAATCCAACAGCGGTTACTGTTTGAGCTGATTCCGAGTCTCCAATAAATCTAGGTACTGTAGGGAATGCAGTGGATCTTGCAATTGGAGTCGTTACTTGTAAATATGCGGCATCTGAATTAGATAAAATTGCGGTATATCCAAATATTGCATTTCCTTGAGTAAAATTTGTAGTTGTCGGAATAATTGGTGCTACCTGGCTAGGTGATATCAATGTAATTGAAGAATTACCTATAGTAATTACTGGTATGCGAGCTGTCTTTTTCGGTAATGTGACAAGCTTGTAACGCATAATATTAGATTCATCAGTCGTAGCTTCTACCAACGGTAAGTTTTCAATTATAATTCCATAGTAATCAGATCCTAATGGATGAGCTGAATTCCATAAATCGTAATCAATCTCATCATCTGCGAGAGCGAATTGAGTAATTCTAAATTCATCTCGGCCTCGTGCGAGTAATTCTCTGCCTTTTTTAGTTAAAACGGCGTCGACTGTAATTGTACTGTTATTTAAGTATCCCATTATGTATTTCTTTTTAATAAATATAGAGTTTTAAAAAATATACCTACAATATTAAATTATAATGATTGTGCAGTATTTCCGGTAATTGAATTGTTAATTGTGGTTATTTGATTATTTGAAACTACTATTTGATTTGGATTAACTTTAGTTACTTTAACTACAGGGCCTCCGTCTGTTGTATTTGCGGAATCTACGTTTATAGCAGGGCCGCTTAACTTACTTCCATTGTATTTAGCATTTTCATTACCAGTACCGTAAAAATTATTAATTTCTGCAAATTTTAAGCTTGAAGAATATGCAATATTTAATGACGCTGATTCTTTGGTGCTGTAATAATAATCACCAATCGTTTTTAAATGTGTTGATACCCTAGAATTTAATACTACAATTTGTATTGGTTCATATGATCCAGATTCTCGTATAATGTATTTTCCAATTTGCCTATTTTGCGTCCATTCCGTTTTTAATCGATTTACATTTGTGCTAGTAACTTCTATATCTGCTCGTTCAATTTGACTAACTTCTGCAGAGAGTGGAAATTTATTATCAATAATTGCAATTCGTTCTAATAGTACTTCTGATTCTATAGTTGGTGGTAGCGGTAATATACTTACTGTTTCTGAAATAAATTCAGAATTAATATCATAATGTAGTCTACTATCTATAATAGCATTATGCGTTAAATTTTCTACGGTAGAAGATTTACGTAGCAATTTAACTTTATTGCGTTCTAAAACGTTAGGCTCGACTACTAATCCTACAATTGAATTAACTCTATATGGTAATAATCTTTTAATGTATTTAAACAATGTAAAATCATATATTTCTAACGCGCGAAAGTAAGATTCAAAATCATTTCTATTCTCGTATTTTTTCCAATATGCGATTGCAAAATTATTTAAGTCAGTATAATAATCATTATATATATCGTCAGGATTTCCTATATAATCATCAATTTCAAAATATCCTAATTGATTAAATATATCTTCATTGATTGCAGTTTGTGGTGAAAAATAAACTCCTATTCGATTTGAATCATTTGAATATCGATCATAACTAGATTTTTCAATTCTAGTTTTAGTATTTAATCTTAAATTGGAATTTAAGCTAGCAGATTCAATTCTAATTTTATTTGAATATAAACTAGACCCGCCTAATGAAGGAGAAGGAGTATAATATGTTTCTTCAAATGATTCAAATCGAATAGATCCAGAATCAACAAATCCAATAAAATTTAACGATCCAGTATTAATTGTTTGATTAGGATGTACTGATGATTGATATAATGAACCACTTGTAATTTCTTTATTTGCTAACGTAAATCGCTGTAATAAATGATCGTATGGTTTTGCAGCTTCTTGGCCTGTTGTTAATAACGTTCTGTCGACATTAAACGTATATGTACTAGGAGAAGCTGCATGCTCTTCAATAGTAGCGTTATTTAATGAAGCAGACCATAATCGAATTTCATGAAAATGTCCATAAAATTGATTCAATGTTGATATAGAGCTACTGTTAGGTGTTGCTATTGTTCTAGATCCAGAGGCAAAATTTATGTATTGAACTCCGCTTACAGGAAACACATTAAGATCGCCATTATACGAAGCAGATTTAATGTATATTAATTTTCCGTATAAAGATTTTGCAACTTTTAATGACGCAGTGGAATTAGTAGATTCTAAAATAACCGAATGCCAGCTGTCATTAAGTATTTCTAAATCAGTAACTGACATTTGGTTTCCCGTTACTTTATTAAATAACGTTATAGTGCCTTCATTGTCATCATTAGATTCTCTATTTAATACTAAATTATAAACGTCATTAAGTGACCCGCTCGACATGGAAAATATATTATAATAATTTCCAATAGATATTCCATAATTGCTATCTGTCTTAAAGCGGAATTGTAGTGTATTAGGAGATACTAATGAAGATGCCCCGTTACGGTATTGAGTTACTGGGAGATTTAAACTACCTGTTTCTGAAAACCATGCATAATGATACACTTCATGTATATATTCTGGGTAATGATCGTTGTCTGTAAATGTGGATGGGCCTCCATATTCTTTAATTGTTAATATAGTTGATGGAATACCAAAACAGGTAAGTAATGCTTTAATAGATCTAGAAGTACCTTTTGATTTTAAAATATAAGGTAAATTATTTAATAGACGACGCCAAATTTCTTTGGTATTTGATTCGTCAGATAATACAGTAATTCCATCTACCTCGGATTGTAATGCACTTCCAGAAGCGTCTGTTGCTAATGAATATTTCCATAAATCTGATGTTGACTTACCGTTTACTAAATTAAGTCCCATTGAGGACGCTACATGATACAATAAATCATTAGGCATTCCATCTTTAGGATGTTCTTCTCGAGTATGTATGCTAGTTAATTCATTAATATATGACCATAAAATGTCAAAATGCTGCGCCAACATATGTATAAATAACAAAAATTGTTCTCCATCGTCAGAATTTTGTATATGGAGTGGTACTGTATTTTGTAATTTATGAATATTTTGTTTATCGTAAATTTCAGCTTGCTCTAATAAATCAATATAATAATCTGTTCCCACTGTTGATGTGGTTTCTACTTGAATTGCAAAATAATTATATGGATCAGAAACAGTTGCAGTAGACCAAGATGATGCTACGCTACTCCACATTGTATACGCTTCATACCAATGTAATGCTTCAGCTTCAGTTTTTGGCCATGGATCAACGGAGCCAGTTGTAGCATCGAAATGAGTGTATATACGACTTCCTGTAGATTCAAAAAATAAATACTTTTCAAAATCATCAAACCCACTAACTACTCGGTTACGTTTTGTGTATAAATCAGATAAATTAATTACTGCAACAGGGTCGGATATATTTGCAACTGATTGAATTCGTCCGGTGAAATATTCAATTAATTCTAATTTGTATTTGAAATTTTTAACTCTCTCAACTGCAGAACTAAAATGTATAAAATTATTAAAATTTCTAAAATTGGTATTTAGTTTTAATCCAGACAGTGACCCAGAAAATTGTAAATCAATTAACTGTTGTGAAGTTTGTAAATTTGTAGTTAATAGATCGTTCCAAGATTTATAATCAGTTGCTACAGAAAATCCATCATCAGATTCTAAATCAAAATTTGGGCCTGCTATCGTATTTACAGCTACTGGTACAAATTTTGGGATAATCGATATAGTTTCTAATACCGGGGCAATGATTTCTTCTGAAATCCAGCATTTAGCTTTTTCTCCGTATTTACTAGGTAATGGAGTATATAGCTTAATTAATATTTC